CATAAGTTACACTAGGAGAAGTATTTATTTTCCATTCGCCAGTTGTTGCATCTGTTGAACCAAATGCTGAAGCATCATAAGCAGTATTAGTTACAAAATGAAAATGCGACATACTTCCATCAAAATAACTTCCACTATCAGATTGACCAATGTGATGAATATTATCATCTGCAAATTTAACTTCTGCATTTTGTGATGGATATGTTGCTGTACTAAATGAAGTTTCTGCAACTCCATTTATATATATTTTTAATCTATCTGATTGTGTTGCTTGTGGAGTATCAAGAGTAACACAAATATGATACCATGCGTTAGTATCTCTAAATTTTCTGTTAGTTTTTAAATTACAAGTATTGTGAGCATAATACTGTAAAGTATCATCACTTTTAAAACGCAAGTGAGCATAATAACTTGATCCACCATTAGACCAAAATATAGTTTGAGTATCTGCAAGTTTTGCTCTTTTTACCCAAACAGAAATAGCTTGTCTTTGTCTGTTTCCAGAACTTCCATAAGTTTTTGATAAGTATGTACTAGCCATTAGTTAAATCTCCTTAAAATTGTTAATTGAATTGTCCACCACCAGATGCACCGAAACTAGAAGTCATACTAAATTGTCTAGTCGTTGTTTGGGCTTCTTGGTCTGTAATTCTGATTGTAAATGTGTAAGTAGTAGGTGTAGTTGATGCCCCACCAAAATCTGATGTAGTTAAAGCACCAGTCGATGAATTTAGGGTAACACCAGCACCACTTAACACTGATGTTGTTTCAGCAAAAGTAATAGCACTATCTGAAGATCCTGCAATTGTTGCAAGTGTACCAGAAAAATTACCAGCAAATGTACCTAAAGATCCAGCATTTGTACTAAATGATGGCGCAGTAGATGCTGTAATAATTGCATTTGCACTTCTTGCGGCATTACCATCATCTAATTCTATTCTTACATAATAAGTGCCTGAGGCCAATGTACAATTAACCGATAGTGTAGTTGCATTAGTTAAACTTACAGTGTTAGCACTTGTAATAGCCCCTGTATCTGATTTAATAAATTCTACTGTTGGTATTCCACTAAAATTAGTTCCTGTAATATTTATAGTTGTAGCACTAGCTGGTGCAATCGTTTGAGATACATTAGCTACTGTTGGTTTTGTTTCTCCAGTTGGTTGAGCAATCCAAGATAAAGTTCCAGATCCATTTGTACTTAATACCTGGCCACTTGATCCTGTATTAACTGGTAAGATAAGTGTGTATGTAGCACCAGCTGAATGAGGGGGTGCTTGTATGCCCACACCATGACTATTTTGACTACAATTTAAAACTAATTTTCCATCAGCACTTGATCCATCGCCTTTAACAGTTAATGGTGTAGATGCTTGTATTGTTTTATCGCTTATAGTTGATGGAAGTCTAGCATTGTTTAAAGTTCCACTTGAAATATTTCCAGCACTAAGTGCGGCAACATTAAATGTACCATAAGCAACTAAATCTACAATATCACCAGCCGCTAAAGCACTTGCAAAAACTACACTTGTGCCTGAGGTTACAGTTACATCAACTCCATTTACTTGCTTGATTCCATTTAAGAAAACATCAATGAAGCCCCCATCATAACTAAGACTGTTCCCATTATTATCGTTGCCTGTTACTGTTGTAGGTGTACCACTAATTGTGTAAGTAAATCTTTGTGATGTTCCATTTACACTTGACCCAGCATTTTGCCATGACGACCCATTAAAAACATAAAGTATATTTTGGGTAGTATTAAAAAAAAGATCCCCAGCTGACATACCTGATGCTGGATTTGATGATCCAAACGAATAGGTATTAGCATAAGAATTAACTGCGTTTATGTTTGTAGCTACTGTATTAATATTTGTACTGTTATTATTTACAGCTGTAACTGCACTTGAAATATTATTAACACCAGTAATTGCAGATGAGATACCAGCTAAAGTTGATACTTCATCTGCTTTTGGAACTAATCTGTGAAAATTGTAAGTATGGTTTGTTGTAGTAGACTCAACTAATATACCAAAACCAGCGGCTAAAACTGTATTAGCACCGCAATTATTTAAAGTAACTGTTGAGTTTCCAACTGTACCATTTGAAATTGTAATAACACCACTACCATTTGCAGTATGACTTGATGCTAAAGTTGCTACACTAACAATAGTACCAGCACCATCATTGATGTCAGGGTTAGTATTTGGAAAGCTAGTTTCATTTGCAATTGGTACAAAGCCACCAACTTCATCAACCAGGTTTGTAATTCTATTTGATATGGCCGCAGTTGTTGCAATAAAATCATTACTGTCTGACCAGGTTTGAGTTGAGTTAATTAACTCTGATGTATCTTTATTTAAAAATCTAGTGTCTGCCGCTGATGTTGTATAAAAAGTAGTATCATTAGGTGTATGGCCTGATTGCTCTGAGTTTGTAACTATTGCGGCATCTGCAATCTTACCAATTGTTACAGCATCATCTGCAATCTTAGCAGTTGTAATATTTGAGTCAGCTATTTTTGCTGTTGTAACATTTGAGTTTAAAATTTTAGAAGTAATTACTGAATCTGTTGCTAGTTTAGCAGATGATATATTACCATCAGGTAAAGTAATTGTTTTACCACTTACATCTAAAGTTGATGCAAGTTTATCAGCTGTAACCGCACCATTAACTAATTTAGCTGTACTAATTGAGTTATCAGCTGGTATTAAAACATTAGGTGGTATTGAATTATTTGTAGCTGAAAGAGCCGCTAAATAAATTGTTAAAGTTTCGTTTAATAAAGTTCCACTATCCCAAGTAACATTTACTGTTGTGTTTGTTGAAAAAGATGATGATGAAATAGTTCCATATCTATAAACCGCAGATGAGCCTAAATAAACTTTAACTCTTCTATTAGCATGATAAACAGCAGTTACATCAGATCCATTAATTGTAAAAGATGATGCACTAGCATAAGCACCAGTAAAAGCACCATCGCCATCACCATAAATTACCCACTGTGAGTCATTATACCACTCCCTAACATTAACCATTAAAGCTCTAATAGCATTGTTTAGGTTACTAGGTAGCATACCCTCAGCAACATCAATTCCATTTAAAGAGGTGTTGTTTGCTTGTACTATTCTATAATCTTTTATTCCTGACATTTATTCTCCTAATTCATAAACCAACTAAAAGCTTTATCGCTTTCAGTATTATTTTTGTTAATTAATGTATTAACCGCCTCTTCAATCTGTCTTTGAAAAAATTCTTGTGTTTCAATTGAATATCTTATGTTGTCTATATCTATTTTATCTGACATTATCTGTTACCGCCTGGTGATGCTGTTAAATCTATTCCTTGTGCATGATTCCAAATACTTCCAGCTGGTATTTTTACATTTGCTCTCATGTATCTACCTGATTGTCTTACAGGGTTAATACCTGAGCTGTTCATTGCGCTTGATGTAGATGTTGTAACTGCATCGGCCAATCTATCTCTTGTTTTTACAGTTACACTTGCACTAGCATCAACTATTGGTCTAATACCAGTTATATCAGCTCTAGCATTTGGAAATATTTCAGTTTCTTTAGTTTCTATTTCTGCCTCTAAAGTAGTTCCAGAAAAAATAGCCGCTTTAAAATTTTCATCAATAGCACCTAAGTATAAATGTCCTGTTGTCCAAAAATCTGTATCAAGTGAAATATTAATATCATCTAAGTTTTCACTTACAATATCCATTAGCTCAACTGTGTTAGCTATTACAAATTGTTTAAAAATTTGTGATGCTTTAACTTTAGCAACTGACCATTTTTGAGTTACATAATTATAAATTAATAATTTATCACAAATACCAGTAGTATTTGGATTATCTTTACTTGGATATAACCATATAGCTAATTGATTAAATGGATCTACTGCCGCTGTAATTCTATCTGTATAAGCTTTGTTTAAATCACTTTCAAAAAATCTATTAACTTTTTCTGCACCAATTGGTAATACTTGATCACCATTTAATTGATAAAAACCATCTGATGAGTAAAAGAAAACTTGTCTGTTGTCCTGGCAAACTGTTTGGCCATAAACTGCGCCCCTGTTTGGACTTATAACTGAAAATCTAAATACTGTTGAGCCGCCAACAAAATCAAGTCTTGTTATTTGATCTTGCCTAAAAATGTAACCAATCTCACCTGAGGTTATGGCCACAACCTGACCACCACTACCAGGTAAGTCTTGCAAATCAGATGATTTAACACCACTTTCCCATGTAGAAATATCGTTTAAACCTGACCATTGTACTCTGTTTTTGGCATTTTCAATATTACCAGTCACTAAAAAATCCCTTACAACACCACTTATTTTAAATTTAGCTGGTACTGTACCTGAGCCTTGTGCTGTAACTAAGCTTTGCAGTGTTGCAAAATTAGTTGATGTACCCATTAAGTAATACATTGGTGCATCTTTGCCATTACTAGCAATTATATATTGGCCAAATTGTGTAAATGTAAAAAAATCTGTATCTGTACCACTAACAGTACATGAGCCTTTAACACTAGCAAAAGTACCAGATGTTAATTTATAAATATTGTCTTTAGTACCCACAAAAGTAAATACTGTATTTGTATTATTTCTAAAAATACCAGCACCTTTAGCATTTTGTGTTACATTAGATGCACCACTATAAGCTACCAAACCTTTAACTGGTTTATAACTTGTTTGTGCATGGTACACATTTGTAGCCACAGTTGCGCCTGGATTCAAATGAGCTGGTTGGTCTGGCAACCATTCGCCAAAAGGTAGTTGCATAATATTAACCTGAGTTTTGTGTTGATGTAAAATTAGATTGGAAAGATGATGCTACTGTATCTTGACTTCTTACTTGTAAAGGCGATCCACTAAATTGATCTTCCCTGTCATTTAGCTCTAATCTTTCTAAAGCTGTTGCGTACATTTGTTCCCATTTACCTAATCTAACTGGATCTATGCCACCTAAAAAATTGGCCGCATGAAACAAAGCACCATACAAATAAATTGCTGGATGGTTTGTTAAAATATAATTTGTTGCAGTTGATGCACTTAAAGCATCAAAACTTTTATAATAATTTAATACACCAGAATATGATGTATCTGGTTTTGGCATAAATCTAAATGTACTGCCTAAAATTGTATAAGCTACTGGTACACCAGTATTTGATGTGCCTTTAGTAGAGTCCATTTGTGATGGAGTCATATATCTTAAAGGATATTTAGTTGCCCCACTTAATATATAAAAATCTCTTACTTGTAAAAAACCAGTTGGTAAATTTTCTGTTTCAGCATTAACTGTAATTGTTGTTTGAGCTATCATATCTCTAACTCTTAATTTAGAGTTAAGATCCGCCTCAGTTAATTTAATAAAATCATCTTGTATTTCAGATGTTAAATCTGATCTATTTAACCAATTAGCAATTGATGCTTTTAATTCTGTATATGTTGATAGTGCCATTAAAATTTTCCTGGTGCTGTTCTAAAATATCTAAAATCAGAACTATTTAATTTTTCTTTTAAAATTTTGCTTTGAACTTCTTTAGGTAAAGCAAACCAATTACCTTGATTGGTATCTTTGTTATATTCTTTAGCCCATATTTCTAAAATTAAAGTTGGAATAGATGCTATTCTTTTTAATCCTTTGCCTGGACTATAACCATCATTTTGGTTGTATAACTTTTTATTGTGTTCAATAATTGGTTTAAAATCTTGAGACCTTTTTTGTACAACTCCATTTTTATCGTTATCAAAATAAGTATTAGTAATTAAACCATCTTTATCTTCAAGTATTTTTCTTGCCATTATCTTCCTTGACCCTTGTATCTTGTAAGTTTTTTATTTCTTTTTTCAGATTTATTTAAACTTTTTTTATGGACTCTAGGTCTCTTTTTTGGTTTTGGTCTTGGTACAAAGTGAACAAACTTTTGTCTGGCCACTAAGCACTCATTTCAGTTACATAGACATTTGTAGATGATCCATGAAACACAGCAATTTTTTCCCCAGCTGTTACTTTTAAAATCTCAATTTCACCTGATGGTAAAAGTGGACTTGTAGCAGATGCAGTTGGATTTGTGCTTATTGCAAAATGACAATTAGCATCACCAACAACTCTTATGTAAGTAGTTCCAGCAGTAAAAGCTGTACTAGCTTGAGATGCATTATTTGTAGTTAGTTTTTGTGTTGCGCCTGGTCTTAGGCCATAATTATAACTCATTTTTGTTTTCCTTTATTTTTTTCTTTTCATTTTAGATTTAATAATCTTCAATTTAAGTTTTTTGGGTAAAGTTCTTTGTTTAGCTGTTAAAACAGCTTTACCTTTCATTTTACCTTTCATTAGTATTTTCTCATTTTTACTTTTTTGCCCATTTTCTTAGCCGCTTTTTTTGCCGCCATTTTTCCTTTTTTTGTATAAGCAAATTTCTTTTTTCCTACCATTGGCATAATTTATTTCCTTTTTGGTTTTTGGGGGAAGTACCGCTAGGCAAGATCCCCCAAATTCTATTATCTTCTAATTACATAAGTAAGTTCCATCTTAGATGCGTTAGTTGATCCACCATTAGTGATGGCCTCAATAACTGATCCCTCATTAACATTATTTAATGAAGTAGGCTCAACTTCGTATTGTTTTCCAGCTGATCCTGATGCAACATGACTAATTGCGGCTGATGTACAAGCTACACCATCTATTTCAAAAGAAATAGCGGCTGTTCCTGTTGTTGCCGCTTTGTTATGTGCGAAGATTTTAACAATTCTACCACCATCAGGTACTACAACAAAAGTTGAAGATGCTGTTGATACACTAGGTATGTGTGATGTTAAAAAATAATCGTTAAGTGTTCTCATGTTTTTTCCTTTTTTATTTGCTTCGTTCCGTCATTGACTTCAAAGACCAAACAAAATGTTAATTAAAATAAGAGGGGATATAAAACCCCCTCCTATAAATGTATTGATTAAGCAGTTGTTAAATCGAATACTGCGCCTGATGCTTCTTGATTTTTAGAAGTCAGTGTGTACTCACATAACATTGCTTTTTTATCTGCGTCACCGCTTTTAGCTAAGTCAACTAATTGGAAGTCTCTTAGGTAAGCTACTGACCACATATCAGGTGATAAAACAAAACAGTCTCTTGATCTAGAGAATCTGTTAGGCATAGCAGTTAAAGCACCAAAATCACTTTCGTAAATTTCAACACTAGCTACTAGTCTTTTGTTTTCTGCTGGGTCAAATCTAGTTGATCCACCAGTAAAGCCTGATAGTTTTTGTTTGTTAAAAGATCCAAGCATAAGCATAGATGGATCTCCACCAGAGTCCCAACACTGCTTAACAACATCTTTTAGTTGCGCTTCAGTGAAAGCTCTTTGAGTTCCATCAGTTCTAGCTGTACCTGGAACATCAGCTCCACCTACTTGACCATTAGCACCATTCGCACCAACACTTGTGTTAGCTTGAATCCATGCCGCTAGACCAGATAGTCTTCTTGGTGTAGTATCGTCACCAACAACTGAAGTTTGGTTTGCAGTTAATGAAGTTTCCATATCTCTTTTTAGCTCTTTTGAAGCTTTTGAGATTTGGTAAGCAAGTTCATTATTTCTACCAGCTAAATTAACCGCTTCCATAGTACCAGAAACGATAACAGCTTTTCTTGAAATCTGTGTTCTATTTCCAATTCTTGAAGTTGGGCTAAGTGCGTTAAAAGTAATTTCATCACCTTCAACTTGGTAGTTGTTACTTGCCGCCGCCGCTAATGCGTCGGTCTGCCACTCATGATAAACATTTGTAGCTTTTGATTTTCCAATTGATGACATGAAAGGAGTGTCTGTTGGACTGATATTGTAAATAATATCTGCCAGGTCTTCTCTTTCACCTACTGCATCATACTGGGAAAATGTATTTCCTATTTGTGCCATTGTATTGTGTCCTTTGTTTGAGGTTATTGTTTATTGATCATATCTAAAAATATGCTGGTCGCATCTTTCATGTTTCCAGATTTTTTTAGTCGGCTCAATTTTTCTTTTCTAGATTTTGAATCAAAATCAGCCTTATCTTTTTTAACCCCAGATGAAAATGGTTTGCTAGGTTTCGTAATTTTTCTTGCAATATTCGGTTTAGAACTTTGCATATTACGATACTTAATAGCATCCCTTACCAACAACACTATTCTATGATCACTAACACTGTTAATTTCAGTATCAGTA